GTAGACGCGATGGCAGATGGCGTCCACGGTGTCTCCCTGCATGGCGATCACGCGCATCAGATCAACTCCACGGTGCAGCGATGGCGGCCCACGATGTCGCTGATGGCCCAGCGCGCGTCGCGTCGAAGGTCGTCCACGGCCTGCATCAGCGCCTCGGCCTTGCGGTCGCCGGCGGCGGTGGCGTCGTAGTCCCGGTACCGCTCGATCAGGCCGGCGCGGGCCTCGCAATACACGGCGCGCAGGTAGCGGTGCACGGTGGCGGGCTTGCCGTCGATCGGCGGGCTCGGAACCGCGTCGAGCGTGGCGTGGCCGGCTGCCTGCTGGGCCGCGCGCCATGCCGAGAGGTCGTCGTTGACCGACAGCATTGCCTCCACCAAGGCGGCGCGCAGGCGCTCGGCCGTTACCGTGCCGTCCTGGCGCATGGCTGCGGCGGCGATGCTGATGTCGACGTTCGGGAAGAAGCCGTCGTTGTGGATCCGGCTTGGTTCAGTGGGCGCTGGCGCGGCGGCAAGGAAGGAGGACATGGCGGTGCGGGCTCGGTGGACGGCGGGCAGGCGGTGGACGGGGTGGCTGCGGACGCGGCGCGAGGCCTGGCCGGAGACACCCCGTGCCGCCTGGTGCGCGGGGTCACGCTCGGGGTCAGCCGCTGTCACCGCCGGCGGGCGGCGCGGCGTCGGCTGCGTTCCGGATCTCGCGCTCGAGGCGCTCGATGTCTTTCTTCACGCCGGCTTTCTCGTGCAGCGCCAGCGCGCGCTGCAGATGGGCGAGGGCGGCGTGCCGGGCGGGCTGCTTTTGCTCGCCTGGCAGGGTGGGTATCCGCGTCAGGCCGCTGTAGCCCAGCGCCTTGTGCAGCTTGGCCCGCACTTCGTCGGGCATGTCCTCGGCCTCCACGAGCTCCGATACCTCGGCCAGGGCGTCGATGTCGACCGGCTGGCCCGCTTCGGCGGCCTTGATGGCCATCGTCGCGTATTCCTCGGCGATCAGGCAGGCGGTGGTGCGCTGGTACTGGTCGGGCATCACCAGGCGGTGACGGATGGCGTAGCTGGCCAGGGGTAGGGCGGCCGCAAAGTCACCCACGTCGATGTGCCAGACCATGAGGGTCATGAGCACTTCGTCCTGGATGCCGGTGTCGGCCTGCAGCACGCCGTCGATCCAGGCCGCGTATTCCGGCAGCATCGAGCGTTTGGCGTCGGCCTTGCGCTCGATCGACTGGATCAGCTTCAGCGCGCGCCGGTGCTCGGCCAGCTGCGCCAGCATCAGCTCGTAGCCGGTGGCGTGGCGCAGCGGGTTGGCGGCCTCGGCCTCAGCGGCGGCCAGCGCGGCCGTGGCGCGGAGGAAGTGCTGGCGGGCGGGGCTGGTCATGCGTCGACCACCTCGATGTTCTCGGCCATCGCCACGCATTCGTAGTCCTCCACGACGTACGCGTCGTTGCTCGATTCGTAGTTCTCGATGCGGTCGCGCTTGGCGTTGTCGACGATGGTGCGGCGGCGGCTGCCCTCCTGCCAGTAGATGGAGAGGTTGTCCAGCCGCGTGACCAGCAGGGCGTCTGGCAGGAAGTAGGGCACGCGCACGGCCGGCAGGTTGCCGATGCGCTTCTGGCTGACGATGACGTCGGCCGCCAGCTTCTGCGTGGGGTCGCGGTCGCGGTTCAGCAGCGGGAAATACTTGTCGGCCAGCAGCTTGCGGCCGCAGATCACGACTAGGTCGGGGTCCTCGGCGTACCACGGGGCGATCAGGTTGTTGCACAGGTCGAAGACCAGGGCGTCGAGGCTGGCGTAGTCGCGGGCGGCGTTGCTGTCGGCCCCGCCCACCACGATCTTGTCGGCGGCCTTCGCGCCCGCCATGACGCGTTCCTTCGCCTGCTTGCGCAGGTGCTCCAGCCAGCCGGTGTTCACGTCCTGCAGCATCGGGTTGGCCTTGCGGTCGGAGGTTGCCGCCCGCCGCACGCCGTGGAAGCCGATCATGATGCGGTCCAGTGCCTGGCGGCGCAGGATGGCGTCGCGCAGGCGCGTCTGGAAATCCGCGAACTTGGCCCAGGTGTCCAGCCGCTGGTAGGTGATGTGGGTGTCCGAGTCGGTCTTCTCGCAGCGGTACTTGCGGTCGTCGAGCGTGGCCAGGTCGGTGGTCTGGCGCTCGTGCTTCGTGGTGTCCGTGGTGCTGGCCACCGGGCCGGCGACGCCGAGGCCGACCTTCTCGCCTTCCTGCTCGGGCACGCCGACGATGTTGATGCGCGAGAGGAATTCGCTGGTTTCCTGCACGCGGGTTTCCAGCCTCTGCTGGACGCTGGGCAGCACGTTGAACTTGCGGTCGACGCGCTCCACGCCGTTCAGTTCGGCGACGCGTTGTTCGTAGGCCGCGTAGAGGCGGCGGGTTTCGTTGCGCATGGTGTGTGGGCTCCGGGATGGAAGGGCGGGCTCGTGCCGGCTCAGCAGTCGGTGGCAGCGGCGGTGCTGCCGTCGCCGCCCGTGGCGGGTGGGCGGCGGGTGTAGGCCTCGGTCGACTCCAGCGCCGTTTTCAGGGCGGAGAACGCCGCGTGGTCTTTCTGCTGGTCCGCCTGGATGGCATCGACGCGGCTGGCGATCGACTCCAGCGCCTCGGTGACCTTGGTGAAGCTCTGGCCCATCTGCTTGATCTCGCCGGCCAGTACCTGGACGGCTTCGTGTGTATCTGCGTGCTGTGCAGTGCTGCCTGCCTCGGCCTTGTCTTGCCGCGCGAACAGGCGCTTGATGGAGGCGGCCAGGCCGTTGGCGGGCGGCGTCTGGGTGTCGGGCTCGCTGGCGGCGAAGTCGAGATCGACCTCCACGGCTTCGGAGAAAAGGTTGTTCGGATCCTGCTTGCGGTCGGCCAGCGGGTTGACCTTGGCGCTGGCGCTGAACCGCAGCATCTCGCAGCCCAGGCTGGCGGGGTTGTCGGTGATGGCCAGGCCGGTGAGGTAGGCCTCGCCGGTATCCGCGAAATCGGGGTTCACCTCCATCGAGCAGAAGATTTTCTGCCGGGCCTTGGTGAGCGACACGAGCTCGGCGGTGGGATCGAGCTGGGCGAACAGGCGCATCTTGCCTTGCTGCTCTTCGGCCTTCAGCGCGACGACGTCGCCGTAGGCCTGGAACATGCCGCGCGGGTCGATGCCACGGATGTGTTCGAGGTTGATGCGGGCGCCGTAAGTTTGCGGGTCGTATGCGGCGGCCATCTGCAGGAGCATCTGGCGGTCGATCACGCGGCCGATGGCATTCGCGTCAACAGCCTTTCGCCGGGTGCTGTGGCTACCCCGAGATTGCTGCAACGCTGGCCGGACCTTGCGGCAGCCAATACCGGGCTCGGACCGGCGCATCTGCTCGGCCGTATCGCCCAGCCCGACGAAATCGCCGCCGCTGCCGCCTTCCTCCTGTCAACGGATGCTTCGTTCATCACCGGAACCGATCTCATGGCCGATGGTGGTTATGCGACGCGCTGAGATTTTTGCTGAAGTTTTTGGATGGATTTGAAATGACCCTTCTCGTTACCGGCGGAACCGGCTTCGTCATGAGCGTCCTCGCAAGGACATGGCTCGAACGCGATGCCAAGGCGCGCGTCGTTACTCTCGACCGTGCGGGCCTGGATGCCATGGCGGAACGCTATTTTGCGCCGGTCCGCGATCGGCTCACGGTCGTCACGGCCGATATTTGTGATCCCCAGCAGTGGGAGGCCGTCCTCGACAGCCACGATATCCGCTATGTGGTGCATGGCGCGACCGTCACCCCGATTTCTCGCGGCAGTGCCGCGGAGGCAAAGCGTCAGCCCGAAGCCGAAGATCCTGCCAGGATCGTCGATGTCAATTTGATGGGCACTGTCAATATTCTCGAATGGCTGAGAAAACGGCCCGGTATTCAGCGCCTGGTCTTTGTCAGCTCGGGCTCCGTTTACCGCCATCACGGGCCGGACTGGACGGGCGAACCGCTACCCGAGGACGGCTATGTCGCGCCGCTGACGCTCTACGGCATCTCCAAGTTTGCGGCCGAGATGGTGGTCAACCGTTACGCCGATCTCTTCGGCCTGTCGGCCGCCTCTGTCCGGCTCGCGTCGGTCTATGGGCCGATGGACAGGGTCACCGGCAGCCGCAATTTTCGCCATGTGCCGAACCGCGTCGCCCATATGGCGCTCGCCGACGAGACGATCCG